TCACGGTCCATTGAATATCGCCCACCTTGGTCAGCACCTTTTGCTCGGCAGGCGTGAACGTCTTGGTCCAGATGCCCGGCGCGGCCACCTCGGCAATGGCCGCTTCATACGCAGCCTCGACAACATTGTCGCTGTCAACCGTGCAAGTCGATCCGTCCAGATACGTGAATTGAATGTAATCGGATGCCCGGACAAGCGCTTGCAGCGTCGCGGCGGTGTCAGCAATTACAGTGCCGCGCGCCCCGGCATACGCGATCAGTGCTGCAACGGTGCCGATCATCTCGGGATGCTCCAATAAAGGGGCGGGCCACGACAGCCCGCCAGTTGGTTATTTCTTGGCGCTGGGCATGACGGGCGGCGTGACCGACACGAGCCAACCGCTTGCGATCCACTCGGCAACACCTTGGTTCTTTGCCAGATCGGCGGTGACCGGAACGTCACCGCCGTGCTTGACCTCAGTCCCGTCCGGCATGACCAGCGTGCCCGGATAGGTGCTGATGTGCCGGGCCATTACAGCCCGGTCCCGTAGCGCACCGCCGCGGGCGTGCGGATGCTCACCGGCGCGAACCGGAACGCGCCGTAGATCCGCACCTCAAGGCCGTATGCCTGGGGCGCGAGGAACTGAAGCGGCATGGGCATGTGAAGTTTGACCACGCTCGGATCGTTCCGATAAACCACCATCCGGTTCACGAGGTTGAAATCCGAAAAGATGTTCAGCGGAAGGCCGGTCTGAGCGGTGTAGACATTGGCGCGCCGGATGAAATCCAACACGGTCGTGTCGCTCCCCGGGGCAAGCTGGCGCGTGGCCAGATCCCCGAACTGCGCGATCGGCAATACGATAGTATCTGCGATCTGCGTCCCGAGACTGCCCGACTGCACACCGGTCAGCAGACCGTTCACGAACGCGAGGATCGCCTGAGGGGTGGACAGCGCGAAGGTTGCGGCGCTTGCCGCGCTGGTGATTCCCGTGGTGTTGAAGAACCCCTCGATCCCCATCTCAGTATTGCCGATCAGCGCCGTGCTGTTGACCAACATTTCGTAAGCCATCCGCGCCGCATTGGCCGATTCCGTCGGCAGGTTCAGGTTCAGTTGCGCCGCCGCACCGATTTCCTCGATCGAATACGAATACATCACCCCCGCCATATTGACGGTCTGCTCGAACTTGCCCGACGTCACATCAACGCGCGGGATATCGTCGCCCTTGCCGTTGATGAACTTGGCGCGCCCGACCGAATCCTGCGTGAAGAAAGTAACCGACGCCGCGAACGGATTCGCAGAGGTGTCCACCTGCATCAAGCGCGGGTAGAGGATCGTCGGATATGGCTTGCGCAGAACCTCGGCTTCGATGTGGGTGCGCTGCGAAATGACGAAGCCCAAAGCGGCGGGCGCGTCCATGATCTGCGTGTGCATTTTCTGTTTTCCTTACGGCAGATAGACGCGGACAAGATCACCGATCTCGCCAGCCGTTTCAAATTTCGCACCGGCGATCGTCACGGCCAGGTCATGCCCGATCACGCCAGTCGCGGCGGTGAACGTGACAGGGTTTGCCACGGTGACGGCGGTGGAGGCGATCACCCACACCGTCCCCTTGCGCAGAATGCCCGCCATTTCATCGACGATGTAGAGATCATCGGCGCGGCTCTTGTCCGCGACTGCGATGCCCTCAAAGCCGACTCCGCCGAGGCGAACCGTGCCCGGCGTGGTGCCACTGGCACCGACCGCGCGCCCGAACGGGACGACGGCGGTCGTGACGCGCTTGGAGGCAACGTCCTTGACTTGCTGGCCCTCGGCGACCATTCCGGCGTAGCCAAGGGGCATGGCCGCCGTTGCGGCCCCGAATGCGTCTTGAATCGGCATGATTACGCTCCTTTGCCAGCAGAGTTCAGATAGGCCGTGCTGAGGTTCTTGACGTATTCGGCACGCGCGTCGCCCATGACCGTCACGCCCGTCTTGAGCGCATCGGCCACCGGGTCGCCTTTGGCCGCGTCCTCAGAGAAGATGTCGAACCGCGCATCGACGTATGCCTCGGATTTGCCGATCAAGGCCGCATCACCCAAGCGCGCCACGACAGCGGCGCGGCGGATGGCGGCGTCGGACAGACCGGCCGTCGCCAGATCCTTGGCGATCGCTTTGGCCTTGCCGATCAGATCAGCCCGGGCCGCCACCTTGGCGTCAAGGTCGGCATCGGACAGGACCGCCTTGGACATGGCCGACAGTTCGGCATCCTTGGCGGCCAGTTCGCCGTCCTTCTTGTCCATTTCCTTCTTTTCGGCAGCGGTCATGTCAGTGATGGTTTTTTGCAGCTTTTCGAGCGCCTGCGCGCCTGCATCGGTCGTGACGACGGAAAGGCCGTCAATCTGGACCGTCCGCATCGGAATGGCATCGGCCATAATTGCGTCCTTTTCGTCTGTGATGGGGGATGCGCCCCACCGCGCTATGGCGTCACCGATGCGGGCCATTGGCCCTGCACGTCCGGCGGCCACAATGGCGATGTGGTTGCCGACGATGTTCGTTTGCCGCGCCTGATATGCGGTCCCGTCCGGCGCAATCCCATCGCCCCAGACCAGTTCGGACACATAGCCGACCGACAACTCACGCTTGCCGTCCTGCACTTTTCGGATCGTGGCGGCATCGGTCAGCTTGATCCCGATGCGCAGATATTCGCCATCGCGCAGGACTTCCTCGTTCGTGGTTCCGACCGAGACCATGCGAGCCGTGTCGGCCGTCACCAGATCGGCGGGGTGGTCATCAGTGACCGGAAGCAAGCCAAATGTTTGGAGGCTGGACTTCAGGAACACCTCGGATTCGTCGCGGTAAACTGTGACCCGGTCAAGGTCGGGCCGGTTCAATTCCGCGCCGAGATAATCCTGAGTGCCGATCCGAGCGGTGCGGACGTTTGCGACCAGATACCCCTCGTCGGTGATCCGCACGGTGTCGAGCGAAGCGAAATCTGTCAGTTTCATTCGTCCGCTCCCTCGCCTTCAGTGAACTCGGCCACTCTGCCCTCCAACCCCGGAAATGCACCGGACTCGGTCAGCATGTTGACGATTGTAGCCGCAATCGCTTCTTGTGGCAAGATGTCCATATCATACAGCACTTTGGCGCTGTCAACCAGAACCTTGCCCATGTCGGCCCGCTCTTTCGCGCTAACCTGGAACAGCGGGCGCCACGTCCAGTGCAGTTCAGGCGGGCGATTGCCCAGCGCTGATCGGATCAAACACTCGTTCAGGATCTCCATTGCCGGGTCGAGTTCCAGCGTTTGAATGACCCGGACGCGGTCGAAATAAATCTTTTCATCGCCTTGGCCCGTGGAGTTCATTCCCGCAGCAGCAATCCCAAACAGCCGCGTCATCGGGATGCCAGCCGACGCGGCGACCATCTGCATAAATCGGTCGATGATGTCCGGCAGCGTGGCAAAACTGGCGGTTTTCTGATCGTAGGTGTCTTCAGCGTCCATCAGCAGCGCGCCGTTGATCCCCTTGCCACGTGCGGTCAGGCTTGTCCGGGCCAGAACCATTGTCTCGTATGCAGTCCCCCCGGTCCGCAGCCCATCGTTGAAGCCGTTGATGCCGATCACGTCCACCTTCGCCTCGAACACCAGAGAAGCTACGTTGGCAATGGTGGCGTCAAGGTTCCGCACGGCGCTGATCGTAGCATTCAGGGTGCTGTCACCCCATCCAGGGTGTGCCGAATACCGATCGTCCTGCACCTCCTCGCCAGTGGCAATGACGAGCCGTGAGGGGTGGATCTCTACCGACGCACCCGTGGCAGGATTGAGGCGGTAGCTTACCGGCATGCCAAAACCGGGAAGCCGCGGGTCGCGCTGGATTTGCCCGGCTGTCACTTCCGAGCGGTTGAGAACGGCCAAATATTGCAAGCCCCCCTTGCCGATCCTGGCAGGGTCCAGCGGTTTCGATGCGTCCAGATCGCGCGTGCCGATGTAAATTGCAGCGCCCCCGAACAGCCTCGCGCGCTTGAGGTTTTGCATCGTCTTGCCTTGCAGCCCGAGCCGCTTTTCCTCAGCCTCCAACGCTGTGATCTGGCCCGCGTCGGCCTGCCATTCACGCCACTCACGGGTTGCGTCCTCGGCGGGCAGGTCCACCACGTTGCGGGCGACAGCGCTTGTGCGATACATTGCGACAAGCTGATCATCGGCAATCGTGGTGTCAAAATAATGGGTGTGGGACGCCTTGTCCCGGTCGGTTCCGAGATTGGCGACGATGTTCCGCAGGCCGTCCATGATGGTCATATTGTTCCAGCCCACGAATTATTTACGCCCGCGATCATGTCAAACGCGCGGGTCGCGGCGTCGATCTGATCTTTGAATTTACCCATCGGGAACGTCGCGGCCTCGTCCAAGAAATCACCATTCCAATCGCCTGCTACAATGTCAACGTTCCCGGCCTCGACCTGTGCCGCGAGGGGCATTGCGCGGGTTTCTTTGTCGCCCGTCTCAACGCTTGACGTGTAGGTATACCCCATCAGAGCCGATTTGAGAAGGTGTAATGCCCATGACTTGCCTGCGCTGCCCGGGTCTTGAGGGATCGATCCGCGGACCGCGCGCCCATCAGCCGCCGCAGTGCTGGCAAGCAACCGCTCAACGCCCGCCGCGTTTACCTGGTCTTTGACGACATGGGCGATGCAGATGCGCCGGTCAGGGCCGATGCCGACCTTGACGCCAGCCGTCCGGGCTGCGGCTGGATCGTTCGTTGCAGCCAAATCCCATCCGCGCACCCACGTGTAGCCCGCAGGCTCGGCATGGATGACCCGAAAATCTGACCGCTTGAACATGCCGCCGCCGCGGGGTGCGGGCCGCTGTTGAAGCTGCCCGGCGCTGGCATAGACGCCCATGGTCTTTTCAAGGTCGGCGACTTGATGCTCAGGGAACCGGTCAGGGAACAGCAATTCGCCCTCGATCGCTCGCGGGTCGGCATAGAACGGCGTGACGCATCGGCGGTCCGCTTCGAACCGCATCGGCAGGCAAAGGTGGGTATAGCCAAGATCGATCGCCACGGCGGAAACGTCGGACTCGTGCAATCTCTGCATGATGATCACAATGGCGGAATCTTCATTATTGACACGAGACGGTAGGGCTTCCCGAAATGTCGCAACGCCTGTGGCAAGTTTCTGAACGCTGTTGGCGTCGGCAACACTGTGCGGATCGTCAATTAGAACCCTGTCGCCGCGCGATCCGGTCATGCCTTCAAATGCCATGGCTTCCCGAAACCCGGTCTTGTCGTTTTCAAACCGCAACTTGGCGTTATTGTCCGCCATCAGGTTCATCGGCCAGCGTGATTGATACCAGTCTGACTGGATCAGGCGACGGCATTTCATTGCGTCCCGCACGGCCAAGTCCTGCTTGTGCGCCGTGCCGAGGAATCGCATGTGAGGCAATGCCTTCGGCCCCCATTCCCACGACGGCCAGATCACGCCCGTCAGCAGCGACTTCATGGTGCCAGGCGGCACGTTCATCAGCAGACGGTTGATGTCGCCGCGCGTGACGGCCTCTAGGTGCGCGCAGATGGCGTCCAGCGCCCAGCCCCACTTGAGCGGTGTGGACGGCTCTAGGACGTGCCATGCGCGCCTTGCGTAATACGCCAGCGATCGACGGCATAACTCTTTCTCAGCGGCAATTATGTCAAGCGGAGTCAGGTGCATCGCCAAGCGCCACAATTTCTGCAAGGGCTTCGGGCGACAGCTTGGACATATCCAGCGCGGCCTTGGGCGACATGCTGCCGTCCTCACTGATCAGGTTCACATCAGCCGTTTCGCGCCACCTTGCTCGCGTTTTCAGCCAAAACGTCATGGACGCCGTGTCGCCGCCCTTGGCTTTGTTGAACAGTGCGCCACCGATTGTGGCGTTTGCCAGCGCCATCGACAGGTCCAACTCGTCGCGGTAGTGCAGGCGCAATGTCTTTTCGTCGATGCCTATGACGCGGGCGATCATCTCCTGCGTCGTCCCAACCGTCGCGTGAAGCTGCACGAGCTTGCGCTGCGCATCGGTTGGCGCGTGGGGTTTGCGTCCGCGGGGGTCTTTCGGCATTTCCATCATCTGCCCAATATAGCGCTGGCAATTATAGATGACAAGGCGCCTCGAACGGCTGGCACGTGGCTTCAAGCGTGGCAGATTGGCCTGTGAAATTTTGCCAGCGTTGGATTATCACGTCGCAATATTTGGGGTCGAGTTCCA